ACAACGATGCTCGAGATCTACTTGCATCATTAGCAATTGGAACAGTTTCAGAAAACACAGGAATGGTGCCACCAAACTATTTGCGTGATGTAATTGGCGTAATTGATTCATCTCGCCCATTCATCGATTCAATCGAGCGTGCTCCACTCCCAGCATCAGGTCTTAAGATCTTTACACCTGTTTTAGGTGCTCAAGCAATTATGGGATTAACTGCTGAAGGTAATGAGTACGCTTCACAAGATACAGCAGTAACTTTCCAAGAGGATAATATTGTCAAGTTCGCCGGCGCAAATGTTATCAATCAAGAAGTTCTTGATAGATCGGATCCAAGTTTCCTAGATTTGCTTATCCGTGAGTTGGCTGCTTCATACGCACAAAAGACTGATGCTTATGCAGCAAAAATTGCAGCAGACGGCGCAGATTCCTCAACAGGCGCAACACTTTACAAGTCTATTGCAGATGGAATTGCTGATTCTTACAATGTAATGAGAATGACACCTAGCAAATTGTTAGTTGCACCTTCAGGTGGTTATGTGAATATCGATTTTGCTAACATTCTTGGCGCAGTTGATGGATCACAGCGACCACTATTTGCAGCAGCAGCACCACAAAATGCTGCCGGTCTAGTAACTCAAGGTTCAACAAATGGAACAGTTGCAGGACTTGATCTAGTTGTAGATCCTAACTACACAGGTAACACAGGCAACGCAAAGGTTGCTTTGGTTTATCCTTCACAAGCAATGCGATTCCATGAATCTGGAACTTTTGAGATTCGTGCCAATATTGTTGCAAACGGCCGTGTTGAAATTGGTTTGTATGGTTATGTTGCAGTAGTTAATCGCTACCCAACAGCATTCCGCAAACTAGACATAGCGTAATTTAACTGAGTGCCTAGGGTTGCTCCCGATCCTAGGCATCCATTAATGGGAGTAAGGAGATGACATGCCAAGCATAATTACAGCCACCGAGTTGCGATCTATCCTTGGTGTGTCATCAGCCTTATATGATGATAATTATTTGAATGGCATTATAGACACAAGTGAAGGGATAATCCTTCCAATGTTAGTTACATTCAAAAGCCCAATCGAAAAAGTGTCGCTGACAGATAATGTCGCCACTTTCACTACACTAGGAATTCATGAATTTACCCAAGGACAATCAGTTGTCATCGCAGGATGCGGAAGTCCATACAACGGAACAAGAGTTGTGCTGGCAGACAATCTTGGACAATATACCTTTTCAGCATCGATCACTAATGCCGATCTACTCGAAGTTAATGTCATCCCATCCGGAACTGCTACCCTTTCTGGCGCATCAACTTATGTTGGAGTCCAGCCTGTTCGATCAGCAGTCTTTGCCGTTTCAGTCGAAGTCTTTCAATCAAGAATTGCAGCCGGAGGACAAATAGAGGGTGTAGATTTTAGCGCAACGCCATTCCGTCTTGGCCGATCGCTTTTCAATCGGTGCGTAGGATTATTAGGCGCATACATAGATGTTGAAAGCATGGCTCAATAAATGCCAGCATCAACAATTCTTTCATCAGTTCGCACGCCATTAGCAACCGCTTTAAGCAGCGTTACTGGTAGCGTTTATAGTTATGTCCCTGAAAGCGTTTATCCACCAGCGGTCGTTTTTGTGCCTTCATCGCCGTATCTTGAAATTGAAACAATTGGCAAGTCATCTGTTAGATGTAAAGTCAATATGACAATCACAGCCATAGTTGCTTACAATAGCAACCCAGCATCGTTGGACAATATGGAGCAATTAGTAATGAGTATTCTGGCAGTTATCCCATCGGGGTATGTTGTCGGAGCAGTTGAGCAGCCAACAGTTCAACAAATTGGAGCATCAACAATGTTGATCTCTGATATAAATGTATCAACCTACTACACACAGACAAACTAAGGAGCAAGATGCCTACGACAGTTATTACCGGTCGAGATATTACCTTCACCATTGGCGGTAATAATTTCGATGCTCAAGTTACAACCGCAACTTTAGAGTGCGAAAGAAATCGTGTTCGCTACGAAACTTTGGATGGAGCATCATTTAAGGTTATCGATGACAATTGGACATTCAACATCAGCATGCTTGCTGATTGGGGTGCTACCGGATCACTTTGTGAGATCCTTTGGGGAGTTGCTGAGAGCGCACCAAACACAGGTATCTCAACAGTATTTACAGCGGCAACAGGTGCAGCATTTACTTTCCAAATTCTGCCTAACTTCCCTTCAGCCGGAGGAACAGCACCAGATGCACAAACTCTTGATTTGAGTTTTCAAGTTATTGGAACCCCAGCAGAATCATTTAGTTAATAAGAAATCGGGAGCAAAATGAAACTAAATATAACAATTGAATACAACTCAGGCGAGCAAGCCACTTATGTAGCCCAACCGCCTGAGTGGGCAAAATGGGAAAAGCAGACAGGACACACCATTGGTCAAGCATCCGAGAAGTTGGGCGTTTGGGATCTTATGTTTCTTGCTTATCATGCACATAAGCGAGAACTTGGTGCAACCAAACCCATCAAGCCAATGGATATTTGGATGGAAACTGTTGCCGATGTAATTGTCGGTGATGCAAACCCAAAAGCCACCCAGCAGGAAGCCTAAGTAGATTATTGGTTGAGTTGGCAGTAGCCACACAAATACCAATGAGCGAATGGGTTGAAGCAGAGGATATTTTAACAGCGATCGAGATATTGGAGAAACGGAATGGCAACTAGCACCGAACCTCTAATAGTCTATGACAAGAGAGAATTAATGTCATTCGCTAAAGTAATTAGAAGCATGAGCGACATTGCAGTCCAAGAAACTAAACGCCGAGTTGGCGAATTGGCTGAAAAAGAATTATCTGAAATTCGCAGAATTGCTGCATCTAGGGGCAAGGTTGCTGATCGGATTGCCCAAGGCGGTAAAGTTAAAAAGTCATCATTGCTTGGTGAAATATCTTTTGGTTTTGCTTCACAAAGATTTTCCGGTGGAGCAACAACTCAATTTAATACTCGAAATGATACAAAAGGCAATCGCCTTGGTATTGGTGCAGCACATGAGTTTGGTTCAAAGAATTATCCTCAATTCCCAAGATGGAGTGGGCCAATGCCTAAAGGTTCAGGGTCAAGAGGATATTTCATTTATCCAACTATTAGATATTTGCAACCAACAATAATTAAAGAATTTGAACAAATCATTTTGGACATAAGAAAAGAGTTTGCTGATGGCAGGTAATAGCAGAACTTTAACCCTTGCACTTGCAGCCGATATTGATGGTCTTAAAAAAGGCTTAGATGATGCCAACAAGGTAGTAGATAATTCTGCAACCCAAATTGCTGAGTTTGGCAAAAAAGCGGCATTAGCCTTTGCAGCAGTTGGAGCAGCAGCAACAGCATTTGCAGTTTCAGCCGTTAAAGCAGCAGCAGAGGATGAAAAAGGTCGTAAATTATTAGAACAAACAATTCGTTCAAATACAAAAGCGACTGAAGATCAAATTGCAGCGATTGACAAATACATTACTAAACAATCAATTGCGACCGCAACCACAGATGATGTTTTAAGACCAGCCCTAAGCCGTTTAGTTAGATCTACTAAAGATGTTACTGAGGCTCAAAAATTATTAGATCTTGCTCAAAACATAAGCCTTTCTACTGGCAAGCCTTTAGAAGCAATTGCAAATGCCTTAGGTAGGGCATACGATGGAAATGTAACTGCTTTAGGCAAACTAGGCATACAAACAAAACAAAACATAACAGTAACTAAGGATAATACTGCTGCCGTAGATGCTGCTGAAAAAGCCCAATTAAACTATGACTTGGCATTAAAAAAGTATGGTGCGACTGCTGATGTAACTCAAAAGGCAGCGTTAGCCTTATCTCAGGCTCAAGACAGAATTGGACAAAGCACAACAAGCACTAAATCAGTAGTAAAAGACTTCGATACAATTGTTGGTGATTTACAAAAAACATTTAGTGGATTTGTTGAAAATGAAGCAACAAACGCTGAGTTTAAGTTTAGGCAATTAACAATTGCTTTAGATGAAACAAAAGAACAAATTGGCGTTGCATTACTGCCTATCGTTAAAGAATTTGCTGACTATTTACTGGCAACAGTTGTTCCAAATGTTCAAGCCTTGGCTGCTGGATTAACAGGCGATAGCAGCGTAACCGCTGGAATTACTGATGCAACAAAAGGTGCTTATGCCTTTGGGCAACAATTAAGATCAACCATTGAGTTTGTTATCAGCATAAAAGATGAATTGTTAATACTTGGTGGCATTATTGCAACTGTATTCGTAGCCAATAAAATAATTGCATTTGTGGCAGCAATTCAAACATTGATTACAGCAATGGTGGCTTTAAGAGCAGCAGCAACCGCTGCAAGCGTGGCAACTGCATTTGCAACCGGCGGAGGATCTATTGCTGGCGGTGCTATTGCTTTGGCTGCTGCTGGTATAGCAACCGGAGTTGTAAGTAGTGCAGTTTCTGGAGGTAATGCTGCAAACGCTGCATCAACCGCTACTGCTGGTCAATTGGCTACTGGAGCAGCAAGGGCTGGCACCACAGTAAATAACATCACAGTTCAATCAGTAGATGCTGAAGGATCTGCCAGAGCAGTTGCTAAAGTATTAAATGACAGCGCATCAAGATCAACCCCACAACTTTACAATTCAGGAATCACTAGGGCTAGATAATGACAGTTTGGACACCTGATTGGAAACTATCGGTTGCTGGTGTTGATTATGAAAACATCACAATTGCTGACATCGCTCACCAAGCAGGTCGAGATGATATTTATACTCAACCAAATCCATCTTATTTACAAGTTGAGGTTGTAGCACTTTCTGGCCAAACTTTACCATTTGAAATCAATGATGGTTTAACTTTGCAGGTAAAAAATAGTGCTGGAACTTTTGTTAGTTTATTTGGTGGAAACATAACCGATGTAACTGTTGAGGTAAGAAATAGCGGATCGGTTTCTAATGTAATAAGTTACACGCTTTTAGCAATGGGCAGTTTGGTCAAACTTGCCAAAGAAATTTACACAGATAATTTATCGCAAGATATTGATGGAGATCAAATTTATACTTTACTTTCATCATCGTTATTAAATACTTGGAATGAAGTACCAGCAGCAGAAACTTGGTCAGGTTATTCTGCAACAGAAACTTGGGCAAATGCTCAAAACATTGGTTTGGGTGAAATTGATGCAGGGCTTTACACAATGTCAAGCAGGTCAGACAATCCTGACACTATTTACAATATCGCTTCACAAATTGCTAATTCAGCACTTGGATACATGTATGAGGATAATCAGGGAAATATTGGATATGCAGATGCCGATCATCGCCAAACATACCTTTTGGCAAATGGCTACACCGAACTTTCAGCAAACACAGCATTGGGTTCAGGTTTAAGGACTTTAACAAAATCAGCAGATATTCGCAATGATATTTATATTAATTATGGAAACAACTTTAATAATCAAGCAACAGCAACAGACACTACTTCAATTGCCCTTTATGGTTACAAAGGCGAAACCATTAATTCAGCAATTCATGACGGAACTGATGCCCAAGAAATTGCTGATCGATATATTGCTTTAAGAGCGTATCCTTATTCAACCTTTGATAGCATTACCTTTCCAATAACCAATTCAGAGATTGATAATGCTGACCGAGATGCCTTGCTTGGTGTCTTTATGGGTCAGCCAATTCATGTTACAGATTTGCCGTTTCAGATCAATAATGGCGCATTTGAAGGCTATGTTGAGGGATGGCGATGGAGCACTCGATTCAATGAGTTGTTTTTAACAATCAATTTGTCGCCAATCAATTTCAGTCAGGTGGCAATGCGCTGGAATACTGTTCCGGTTACTGAGGCATGGAACACAATTGGCAACACTTTAACATGGGAATACGCTACAATCGTAGCCTGATAATAGGAGAAAAATGGCAAACACAACCAATTTCAACTGGGAAACCCCAGATGATACAGATTTAGTTAAGGATGGCGCAGCAGCCATTCGCACACTTGCTGGTGCAATTGACACCTCATTAGTCGATCTTAAAGGTGGAACAACTAATCAAGTATTGGCAAAAAATTCCGGCAC